TTTCTACCTGGTGTAAATGTTCCTGTATTTACTCCTATAATTCTTCCTGTTACTGTAGCTTCACCTGCAGCATTATTAGTTAGTTCTACCTGCGTTACTGCAATAGCTGGCATTGTCGCTGCTGAAGCATTATCTGCTGGTGATACATTTATATTCTCTCCAGTTACTCCTGTTGCATAGACGGGTGTTCCTTTAGCTATTGTTCCTCCTGAAGTATTCTTTACATTAATTACTACCTCTTGTGTAGTATCTGAATGTCCTGAAAAGTCAGCCCAAGATGAACTAATTGCTACATCTGTTGTTGCTGCATAAGAACTACTTACAGCATAAGAAGAACTTATACTATTGTCTGAGTTTAAAGCATGACTTGCTGATATACTTGTATCAGAAGCTAAAGCGTGTGAAGCACTAACAGCTGTAGAAGCTGAATCTGCTTGTATTGCATGTGAAGCGCTTACTGCATTTTCTACTGAACCAGTAATCGTTGCTGATATTTGTTCTGAAGTTCCGTTACCTCTTGTAAAAGTAAATTGTAATCCATTAGTAGATACATCTGTAAATCCTCTTAAAGGCCAAGAAGCCGTTACTGCATATGATGCACTAAGTTGTGGTATTGAGTTTAAAGCGTAAGAAGCAGTTACAGCATAACTAGAACTTACTGCGTATGAAGAACTAGTAGCATTATCTGCTTGACTAGCAGTTACTGAATAAGAAGATGTTGTTGCATTGTCTGCAATCTCTGCATGAGATGAACTTAACGCATACGATGATGATATAGCATTATCAGAGTTAGCACTATGGCTAGATGATACGCTATAGGATGCTGAAGTTGCATTATCACTAAACTCTGTATGAGAAGATGAAATTGCATGACTAGCAGATATTGCATTAGATGCTGTTAAGTTTAAGTTTTGTATTCTAGATCCTGTTCCAGATAATAAAGCTGATCCACTAATCTGTGTCAGCTGCTGAAATGAATCGTCAATGAATTCGTTGGTTAAGTTGTAGCCCATAGTTATTGTGGAAATTGAGGATATCTAGAATTATAAATTCTAAGTCCCATTGCAATTGCCTGTTCAGCATAAAAGCTCTTTCTTAAAGCAAATGGGTTCTTATATTTAGTATCGTAGTTAGGATTCTGTTCGTATAATTTATTACTTTCATTTAACTCAGGAAATAAAGCTTGCTCTTCTATTATATAGTTAGTAAGCCTTTCACCATAGTAAGTTAATTTGTTCTCGATTGACTGACGTTTCATCTCATAAAGTTCTTTGTCAGCAGGGTCGCTATTTTCTCCTCCGTTTGGTCTTAATAAACCATTGTTACGAGGTCTAATGTATATACTTTCTAATGACTCATAATAAGTCGTATAGAGTAGATAATCTTGTATGTAAGTATCTACTAATGTTTTGTAGTTGCCTGATAAAGTATTATTGTCGACATCACTTAATAATTTCTGATATAGCAAAGTACCAATAATAGACTGCAAGTAATAATCTTGTGCTGTTCTTATATTGTTCTTTAACAGATCAGTATCAACCATATTGTTAATGTCTGTAAATGCTCTAACCTTAGCTTCCGAAATTAAGAATGTTGTAGTCATATTATGCTAATAATTCAGGTTGTTCTATATCGATTTGCTCTCTGTCTGTAGTTTCTGAGTCAGTAATTACATCTACTTCTTCATCTCCATCAGAGTATAATTTTCTTTGTTCTACTCCTAATACAACATCTTCATAGTTAAAAGACATTAATGCTTCTAAACTAGTTAGTATATTTTGTTGGTAAGGAATAAGAACAGTATTCTGAAACAATAAATAAGCATCTAAAGTTTCATCTCTACCTCCTAATTGGCCTTGTGTCTTAATACCTAAGATCATAGGACTTGTAATTCTATGAGCTGTAAGTAACTTTTGCATTACCATGTCATTTACATCTGCATAGTAACCATCTGCTCCATTTTGAGGTATTGGAGTAATCTCTGGTTTAGCTTCTTTATCTGCTACATCCATATAGATCAAAGCTCCTGCATTATCAGAACCTCCGTAGTTAGCTCGTAACTGCTGTTCTATTGATGCGACTTGATCATCTGAACCGTTAGTAAAAGTAGTTATTGCTAAGCTAGGTGCTAAACCGTTCTTTATATTGCTGACGTGAAAGTTGTCAACTTCAGTATCTAATTCTATAACTCTTAGTGCAGCAACGTAATCAGGTAAAGGATAATACTCCTGTCCTGGACGATAAGCATGATGAACAAAGATCTGACTAGGTTCTTCTTCTCTCTGCAAAGGGTTATAGTTTGGTAGATACATTACATCATCTCCAGTAGCGATACTGTTGGTGAAACGTTTTTTTCTATCCCATTCTGTACATACATAGTACCCTGGTACATGACCTCTATGGTCTTTTTCTGCTGCTCTTATATAGGAATAGTCAATATGATAATATTCTGCTCTTGATCTATCTTTCGAATAGATAACTTCGAATGCAAAACTACCATGTAATTTATAGTCTAAAGCTGCCATCTGGAATAGATCGTTCCAAGATTGTCCTTTAGAATTAGCGTTTGTTAAGTAATCTTCGTTATTAGCTGTTAAACCTTCTCCGATTATACCTTGAGTAATGGCATTAATACAAGCAGCATGTACTGAAGATCTATTGTACATCTCTATTAGGTGATTAGGAAATAAGTTATCCTCACCGTTCTTTACGTACTCTTTCGTGTTCTTTTCTCTCCAATTGAACTCTTTACGATTGCTTTCGATTGGAATTGTATGAAAAGTAAATTTTTTATTTTCCGCCATTAGTTATAATATATTTCATATGTAGCGTTTTCATTTGAACTGGTATAGTCGTTAAATGTTGGCTGATCTACGCCATCATGTATGTACATTCTACCACTATCGATGATCTCACTCCCAGATAAATAGTTTGTATTTGACCAGAGTCTCCTTACATCTGCATATTTGTCATGTGCAGTACCCCAAATTAATCCTTGGTAGTTACCTTCTCTAAGTCTGTATGTGTATTGTCCAGTCTTATTCGGTGCTGGACTATTTGAACCAGAATAGTATTGCATTACTAACATATAAGATAGCTTGTTAGGGCTATTTAATGCATATACTGTAAAATCTGTCTTATCTTGATCAATACTATGAGTTACCTGCATTTCATACGAAGATGAAACTACATTAGGATTCCTACCCTTTTCTGGATAGGTGGCAAAAGAACTTGTTGCATTAAGAGGGTATATATTGATCATATTCTTTTAATATAAGAAGAAAGGGAATGATTTCAAACAACCATCCCCGTTTTCTTCAATTATAGTATTTAAGCTACAGTAATTCCGTCTAATGCAGATAACAATGCGCCTGTTGTAGTAACTTCTTCCATTGGAGATGGTTCTGTTGCTTCAAAAGTTAGTGCGTATTGGTTTGCATCACCGAATGCTGTACCTGTAGTACCTGAGCCTCCTGTAAGTACGGCGCCTCTATAGCGGCCAACGTAAAAGAATTTACCTACATTATCGTCAGTTCCATTGTTTGTCTCTACGACAATCTTTAGATCTGGATTTTGAGCTAATACTTTTACCTGATTTCGAATAGAAGCCTGTAATTTATGGAAGCTAGCGTTAACTGTCTGGGCATAAAATACAGTACCGTTTTCTAACGATGGTGTTGGTGTTTCAACTAGATCTCCAGTATTTCTTGTTAGTTCGAACTTATAAAAAGTACCTGAACCAGAAATCTCTGAGATAGCTCCAGCAGAATCAGTAACACCTGCTACAGAGCCAGATAAGATATAAATGTTCTTTATACCTCCTACGTTGTCTCTACAACCTAACTGAAAACCCGATGTAATATCACAAGCCATAATAAATTGTTTTTAAGGTTATAATAAGGGGCCTAAGCCCCCTATCTTTTTTCTATTCTTAGTTTCTGTTATTAGAAACGATGTACTCTGGATAAGCTACTTGTACTCCTAGTTTCGTAGAAATTCTGTGCTTTAATTGGTCAGAGTTAATATCATACCACATTTGGAATTCAGATAAATCTGAAATAAGGTCTGTACCTACCACTGCATATGCATCTGGCATTAAACAAACTCTATCGCTTCCTTGTAGTCCTGTAGTTCCTACTACTTTTACATTTTGGAATGGGTAAGCCATAGATAGGATACCTGTTCTGTTTGTAATCGATCCTGGATCGAAGTAGAAGTTATTTGCTGATCTTAGTGCAGTTACATACTTTCTGAAGTTT